CGAAAACCCAATGGCCTGTCTTGTCCATCTTCAGGATGACTGTGCCACCGGGGGCGCTTTCAGCTTGGATGGAACGCAAAGCGCCAGAGAGCGATTGTACTGACGGCAAGTTAGCGCCGCCAAAAGTTGTGATATTGGACATTACTGTATTCCTTTTCTGTTACTGTATTTTAGACATAGCTTTGGTAAGCATCTGTCCGATCTGCAAGACCGCTGGCCGGGAATCACTTTCCGGCGCAAGGGTAGAGCCACTGGAGACAGCGACGATTAAGTCCGCTGGCAATTCTATTTTGGCTTTCTTCAAAGCCTTTTCCGCTTGCGCGGGCGACAATGGTTTAGGTTCAGCCCATGCTTCCACGCCCGCTTGGGTCATGAAGGCTACAGCTTTATCTTCGTTTGTCCACTGCCGTGTCGCGCGCTTGTTGACCAGTTTCCATCCGGGGACTTTAGTCCCGCTTTCCAGAAGCCCATGCGCCAACTGCTGCAAATCCTTAATGAACGATTCGATCAACGATGCCTGATCCAGATAGTGCGCTATCTGATCGACAGGCAGTGCTTCCATCTGGACTTTCAGCGCACGGTCTACAGCGCCGGTCATGACAGGGCAGACAGGCTTGGCCGCACACCACTTGCAATGGTCGCCTGACGCCAACGGCGCGTCTGGCTTCATGGCTATCTTAACGGCAGCGGCAAGTTCTTTCTCAAACTCGTCAACGCGGTCTAGCGTTGTCACCCACCGCTTAACAAACGGCGGTTGTACAATGATCAGTTCTACTTCTTTGGCTCCGTCGAAGGCCCACGCCGTTTCCGCCGTTCGCCTAGCCGCCGCAGCGTAGAAGAGCAACTGCGCGTTTTCCGTGGCTTCAACAGCCACACCATCGCCAAACTTCCAATCCAGAACAACCGCTCTATCACCAAGGCGACCAAGAAGATCGGTAGAACCAAAAACGTTAGGCAGAAAATCACCAAAGCCAACCCTGCTTTCAACCGCATATTCCATCTCCCCTGTAGGGTCTACTTCGTCCAGCGCACGCAGCGCGGGAACCAGCTTGTCATCTACCAACGCTTCGGTCAGTACGCTATCAACGTATGTCGTGCCGACCATGCTGTACGGATCAACGTCACGCTCTAATACGGAAGCTATAGTGTTATGCAGAAGCGTACCTTCGTCGGCGTAGCTGCTGCTGGGTTGGGGCGGCATGGTGTCCACAAGCGCCGCGCTGCCGGGGCAGGCTATGACGCGCTTGGCGGTCGAACCGCCGACTATTTTACTATGTTGCATACTGTACCTCACTTTACTGTTTGAGCCACCGATATAGACTGCAACAAAACTTAATGCAAGACTTGAAATATAAAAAATTTTGGAGTAGCCTTTTGGCATGACTGAGAAAGAAATAGAGCGGTACTTCTGTAAACGTGTGCGGGCATTAGGTGGATTTGCCTATAAATTCCGCAGCGTTACGCAGATAGGCGTTGCCGACCGCATAGCTTGTATGCCTAACGGTGAGGCTTGGTTCGTAGAGATCAAGCAGCCTAACGGACGGCTGTCTGCGTTGCAGCGTATATTTTCAGATGAGATGACGCATACAAAGCAGCATTACGCGTGCCTGTGGTCGGTAGAGGAGATTGACGAGTGGCTCAAACGCTTCAGCTAAGGCCATATCAAAATCAGGCGGCGACGTTCTTGTACGAGCGTGACCGCGCCATGATCCTTGCGCCTGTCGGCGCGGGCAAGACAGCCATTACATTGACGGCGATGGAAGAGATGTTGTTTGACGGCATTGTCAACCGCTGGCTGGTGGTAGCGCCCAAGCGTGTCTGCACAGATGTGTGGCCGGTGGAAGCGCCCAAGTGGTCTGGCATTGTCCCTGCGCTGGCTGTCGGTACGCCCGCGCAGCGCACCGCAGCACTTGAGAGCAACGCTAGTGTGGTGGTCATCAACTACGACAATCTGGACAAGCTAGAGGATTTATCCAGCTTCGACGGGGTTGTGTTTGACGAACTGACGCGGCTGAAGAACCCCAGCGGCAAACGCTATAAGGCGTTGGAGAAAATTATGTCTACGATGAGGATAAGATGGGGCTTGACAGGATCGTTTACGTCGAACGGTCTTGAGGATGTCTTCGGCCAGTGCAAGATCATTGACCAAGGGCTGCTGGGCCGCGCCAAGGGTGCGTTCATGCAGCAGTATTTCATCTGCACCAACCGCGACTTCGGCCAGTGGGTTCCCGCAGCCGGCGCGCTGGAGCAAGTGATGGCCCGCATCCGCCCTGCGACATTCGTGCTTGAGCCGGGCGAGTACAAGGACAAGCTGCCGCCATGCCATGTCACTGAGGTGCGGGTCGCGCTGGATGACCGCGCGCCATACGAAAAGATGAAGCGCGAGTATGTCGTGCGCTTTGGTGAAGACCAGATCGTAGCGCAGAACGCAGCGGCGGTAACGACTAAGCTGCAACAGATGGCGTCTGGATTTGTCTACAACCGCGATGGCGGGTCTGGGTCGATATGGTTCAGCCGCCACAAGTTTGACAGGCTGGAAGAGTTGTTGGCGGAGAACCAGCGGGCGAACACCATCGTCGCGTACACATATCAGGAAGAGTTGGCGGAACTGAAGCGCCGCTTCCCGCACGCCAAGACGATGGATGATCCTAACATCATCGAACACTGGAACGCTGGTCAGGTCGAGTTGCTGTTGGCCCACCCTAAGTCGGCAGGCCACGGGTTGAACCTACAGCATGGCGGATGCCACATGGTATTCTTGTCGCTGCCGTGGTCGCTGGAGTTGTACGAACAGACTGTCGGGCGCCTGCACCGCAGCGGGCAGACAAAGGATGTCTGGGTCTACGTGATGCTGACAGAAAAAAGTATTGACGAACGCATATGGGCGGCGCTGCACGACAAGCGTGCGGTGTCCGACCTAGCACTAGAGGAATTAAAAGATGCAAACTGAGTCTTTCCAGTATCTTTGCCGGTCTGTTACCGACGAAGGCACGCGGCTGGTCGCGTATTATCATGCAGACCCTGCGGCTCGCCCGCCAGCGGTCATCATCAAAGGCGCACATTTCAATGTGGGCGACAAAGTAGAACTGTCGTTTGTCAACGATCCTGCAACCACACTTGAAATCTTTGGGAATGAAAAATGAGTAAGCTAAACTGGCGGTCGATGATTGCCGTGCTGTCCGACCTTACGGAAGACCAACTGAAGCAGGCGCTGGACGTTGAACTGAAGACGCACAAGCGCCCTGCCATCGCCCGGCGTCTGCATCAGCGGTACTCTGCGGTGCGGACGGCGCGGGAGCGCGGGGAGATCATGAAAGGTCTGAAGAAATGATTGACGATAAAAGCGATGCGGGATCGTGGGTAGAGGCAATGGCGTTTAAGGATGCCGTCAACCCTGACCATTACAAGCGCGGCGGGATTGAAGCTATCGACTACATTGAGGCCAAGTTGACGCCGGAAGAGTTTGCGGGTTACTGTCTTGGCAATATGCTGAAATACTTGAGCCGCCTCGGCCATAAGGATGAAGCGGCTCAAGAGATGCGTAAAGCTATTTGGTACGGTGAGCGTTGGTTACAGGCGAGGAACACTTGCGCGTAGGAACGCTAGAGCGCCTGCGGTAAAGGCAGCGTTAGCCGCCGTCAGCAAGTCAGTGTCGCCAACCAGATAGCTGGCGGCGGCGGAGAGAACGCCCAGCGCAGCCAGAACATAAGTGCGATAACCTTTAAGCATATTACTTTCCTTTCGGGTAGGACTTCCAAGGTAGTTCCCAATGCGGGCCATCCTTGAACGTCCGCCAATCGCCGCCCCACTGGAGCGGCACTTTTTCAGCCGCCGCAGCGGCCTTCACAATCTTGGCTAACCGATGGTAGAGCGGCCAGTCCCAAGATATTTTACCGTCGATCAGCGGCGCTAAATCGACAGCGTGTCCTGTAATGTGACGTGAGTTCATTGTCTTTGATGCGCCTTGGGCAACCAACTGCTTCTGCCGTTCGACAGTACGCAAGCCTTCCAGCACTGTGAAGTCGAGGTCAGACATCGCAGCCGCCTTCTTGACTACGCGCACCAGATCAGGGTGTACGCCCTCAAGCCGGGACAGACTACGCTGGCCCAGTATGATAGTCATGCAGCGCCTTTTTGCAACAGACTTATTAGTATGCCAATCAGCAGCATAATGATTGTACCCGCCGCAGTCATGCCGACGCTTTCCAGACGCTTCATCCGCGCGCAGATACTTTCATAACGAAAGGCACAGACTTGTTCGTGCGTATTAAGCTGCGCTTGTGTTTCGTCGATAGTAGCCATTGTTAGCGCCTTCTAGTGTTAAAAGCATTAAAAGATTTAAACATCATGTTTTCAGGTAGACTGCCGTACATTGGTACAGGATAACCTTCCGAAAAATCAATATCTACTAATTGCTGACCAGACTCAGGATCAATATCGGGGAAGCCAAACTCTTGACCCAACGTAGGTGGCGTCACGTTCTGTACACCTGCCTGCGCCACGGCTTGCGGTCTGGCTTGCGACATAGCGTTTTGTCTAAGCGCGGCCCTTTCCGGCTTCGTAAAGACTTTACCTAAAGTTAGCCTGTCAATTCCGCCTGCTTGGTTTTTCGGG